GCTCATGTCTTCTCGGGGTGGTGCATTCACAAGTGTGCGCACGGGTGCATCAAATAACCCAGATTCGACGATCAGTACAATTCTTAACGACGATTTTAACTATTAAATTTACTACAAGGGGAGACCCCGTGGTAGATTCAATATACATTTACGTCCTGATGGTATCAGAGACGGCGAGTAAAACAACGCCGATAATGAACGCCATGATGACGTAATTCAATTCAGTTTCTTCACGACCGATCTGAGGCTTCACCTCCTCGGTCTTGGATTTCACGACAGGCTTCGGTTGTCGGACAGGAGGGTCCAGTTCCTCCAGCGGACAATACGCTATCATTTATATAGTAATTAGAGATTAATTTCCGTCTTCTTTTTTCGCCTGGTTCGCTTGGGTTTAGAAGTACCAACATTCACCTCCTTGACCTCACCACCAGTGGAGTCTCCTGAGATGGACATGATATCGGACATATCATCATCATCAATCACACTCTCTTGGGCTCCACCCATAGTGGTATTCATTGGTGGTGGGGGGGGCATCATGATACCACCCATGAGGCTTGAGATATCTATACCAGGACCTTGCATCTCATAGTTGCCTGTACCACCCACAGGGGCCTCTGTGGCTGGACCACCAGGGGCACGGGTGGTGTTTTGCACAGCAGCCATCATATTCTTCACCAGATCAGGGTTCTGCTTCATAACATCGTTCATGTTGGGCATGACAGACTTGAACATACTATTTGTCAAGTGAAACATCATCGCCGAACCACCTAACATCATGATCAACTTCACCTCTGGGGCAACATTGACCTTGGAGCGATACTTCACGTACAGTTCCTCAAACACGCCATCGTAATCATCCGTATTTTCCATAATAGACTCAGACCAACCCTCAAGCTGGATCTCGAAAGGGTTGTACCTCTTATTGAGAAATTCCAGACCGGTCACACAAGCGACGAGCATTCGTCGAGAGAACCGGATCGATTGTTCTACATCAATGCTATAGGTGATTCGCTTGACCTCTGACCTAAGTTCATCCACACTGGAATATGCATTCAATCTCTTGTTCACAGAGAAGCCTTTCTTCTCCAGTCGAGTCAGTTTATTAATAAGATCTGACTTCTCCTCATCCACTGAGGTATATCCCTTCGAAGGCTGTTCTTCCTGAGGACCTGGACCCATGGGCTCATCATCATATAACTCCTCACCATAGTCAATCTCTTCATCTTGGATGGGCTGCTGAGGAGCCGATTGTTTATTGGGATTCACAAAAGCATCCATAGCCTCTTGGTGCTGCTGAGGTTGAGAGCGGTATGCATGCTGAGTAGGACGTGGCACAGGTTTGGGACGAGGCATCGAGATCTCAACCTCATCCATGAGCGCCTGTTCATCAGCGTCTAATTTCATCACAGTTGTATTTCCACGGTCGAGTACGATTTCTTCGTCCATCTACTCTCTATATGGAAACTAAAAAAATACCTTTAACGCACTTTAAAAAAATATACGTACATAATAAATGTTCAACCTTAACAAGACCAATCGTAATGCTCTCACATACATCGGTGTATTGTTTTTCATCATCGTCGCCCTCATGATGTTCCGTGATACCAGTGCTTACCAACCCAGGCCAATCGTGATTACACCTATCCGTCAAGGTTCCATCTTTGACCTGGAAAACAAAGTCGAATGTACCCCTGGCTACAAGGGTGGTAGTGCCTACACTAAATCACTGACCCCAGGTGGTCTCTGCGGTGCCCAAAAGTTCGTCTCGGATCTTGCGAACTATGAGATCGCGGATGGAATTGGTGGATCTTTAATCTAAGCTAACTATAAATGGCTTTGGTCACTTCACCCACACAGTCTATTCCCGATCTCAACCATGAGTATCATACTGTGACTATTGACACCATTGGTCAAGCTAGTGCCAATACTTTTACCTGTTTTCTCAGTCAGCCCCTAAAGAATATTGTTCAGGCTAGACTTCTCACCGCTCGTATCAATACATCCGCGGACACTGAACACTGCTATTTATCCATAAAAGAGTTAGACACCATCTTTTCCGACCGCGCCTCGAACGTGTACGATGGTCAGGCCTCTTTGAGTATGATTAGGGGTTCTTTTGCGAGTCTGTCGACAACTGGTACTCCTGGTGCAGTTGTGAACTTTAGGGATGAGTACCCAATAGCTACACAATATATTGATCCCATTCGCCGTCTCGACCGCCTGACGGTAACTATCCGTAACCAAGATGGTGAGACTATCGAACGTGCGGGTGCCAGTGATAAAAACTTCGTAGTCCTTCGTTTTGTGTGTAGAAAACCAAATTTGTAATTTTCTCCCCTTAGAGTAGTATACCATGTCCGCTGGTATTGTTCAATTGATCGCAGTCGGTGCCCAGGATGAATACATCATGGGTAATCCCGAAATCTCTTTCTTTAGTTCAACATTCAAAAGACATGCTAATTTTTCACAATCCATCGAAAAGCAAACGATCCATGGAGCAGTGAAAAACAATTCTATGTCCAGCGTTCAATTTGAACGATCTGGTGACCTTCTCGGTTACGTCTATTTCACTATAGATGATACCACACAAGCCCTCGATATTCAGAGATGGGACACTATCATCGATAAAGTAGAACTCTATATTGGTGGATCCCTCATCGATAGCCAAGATACCATTTTCACGGAAAAGATTGCCATCGATACATTCGCACAAAATGTATCTAAAAGTTCAAACGGAACACACCCAGGTGTTAGTGCTCGCTCCTATTTTTATCCACTCAGGTTTTTCTTTTGTGAAGGCCCTCAATGTGCTCTACCCCTAGTGGCGTTGAATTACCATAATGTAGAGATCCGCATTCATTGGGCCAATGCAGCTGCCAACTATAATGTGGAATGCTATGCCAACTACTATTATTTAGATAACGAAGAACGTGGTAACATTGCTTCCCGAAAACATGATCTTCTCATCACCCAAGTACAAAAGAATATCGCATCGGGTGAAATTGTTCAGGATCTCACATTCAACCACCCTGTAAAGTATCTTGCATCTTCAGATACGACCACAGATGGCGCGCTTACATCCCCCACGAACAAAGTAAAACTGAACATAAATGGTCTCGATGTGAGCAACTATAAATGGGGTAAGCCCCACTTTATTGATGTCATGAATTACTACCATACAAACTTCGTGACTTCCCCAGATTTCTTTCTCTACTGTTTCTGTCTCTCAACGAGTTCCCTCCAACCTACAGGTACTCTCAACTTTAGTCGTTTGGACTCAGTCAAGATCATGAGTGAGAGTATGCCTATTAATGACCCAATCTATGCAGTCAATTACAACATCTTGCGCATAGAGAATGGTATGGCGGGACTTCTGTACGCAAATTAAAATACAATGTTATAATAAATGGTCAAGAACATACCGACTATTGAGCGGTCTACCAAGGTTCGGTTTGGTAGAAACACCCTCGAAGACCAGGCGGAAAATACAATTGTTTTCAATGCGAGTAATGAAACAATAAACGCCAACACGGCTAATACGATTTATATTTCACCTATTCGTTTGAGAGCAGATTATGATGATCCTAACATCGTTCTTTTAATGTACAACAAAGAGACAAAAGAGATTACCGAATCTGGTGAAGCGGCGACCGATATTATTGAAACCACACTCCAAGGTGCGGCAATTCGTGGTAACGTAATTAACGTGAGTACTGTGTATTTCGATAATACATCACATAATTCTTTAGTGACCGATTCAAATGTTGGTATTGTCAATACAAATCCACTACACACTCTCAGTGTTGGTTCAAACCTCTATGTCGATGATACAGGTTCGAATGTCCTCGTTGTGGGGGGTGGTGTTTCTATCAATGGAAATCTTGATGTAAAAGGTGGTATAACAGTAATCACAAGTAACAATCTCATCATCGAAGATGCTATTATTGAATTGGGTAAAAATAATACATCTGGGGATACAACCCTAGATTTAGGACTTATCATGGGTCGTCCAGGTTCAAACGTCACTATAGGATTTAGAGAAGAGACTAATGAAATTGTATTAGGATTCACAGAAAGTAGCGCCTATAGTAACGCTATCGTACCTCTCACATCTGAGGATATCAACGTCCATGTATATGGTCGTCTTTACACTGAAGCCAATGTTGGTGTTTTAAATACAAATCCTATGCACACCCTAGATGTGGGTTCCAACCTTTTCGTGGATGAATTTGGATCAAATATTTTAGTTGTCACTGGGAATACAAACATCACAGGTGATCTTACTGTCAGTACCGACACACTTTTTGTGGATTCCTCTGCGAATAAGGTTGGTATAAAAACGACTTCTCCTTCGGCAAATCTCCATGTCGTTGGTAATGTCTATGTCAGCTCAAACTTGACTGTGGATGAGGACACTTTCCATATTGATGTGGTGAATGATTCTGTGGGAATTGGAACAATTAACCCAACCTCAAACCTTCATGTCGTTGG